GATGTACCAGGCGAGCGTCCTCCGGCAGATCTCCAACGTCCAGACGATCAACTCCAACCGCACGCTGACCGTCGAGGCGAGCACGCCGGCGGCCGCGGTGGTCGCCGAAAACGGCAGCATCAGCGCGTCCGACTTCACCTTTGACGCCGTCTCGATCGTCCCGCGCAAGATCGTCGCGGCGAACACCATGACGCAGGAGTTCATCGACGACTCGATCGGAAGCGGCGACATCGGCACCGTGGTCGATTGGGCCGCGGAGCGCTTCGGCGTCGCGCTCGCCCGCAAGTGCGACCAGGTGTTCACCATCGGCGAGCCCGGCGCAGCGACTCCCGAGCCGCAGGGCATCGGCGCCTGCTCCTCGACCGCGTGGGCGACCACGAACAGCGGCCGAATCATCAACCAGGGCGTCGGCCTCACCGAGGACCAGACGGTCGCGAACATCACCGTCGACAACATCTTCGACGTGTACCACACGGTCGCGCCGCAGTACCGCGCCTCGCCGCGCTTCCGCGTCCTGACCTCGGATGCGTGCATCAAGGCGATCCGCAAGCTGAAGGCCAACAGCGAGTACATCTGGCAGCCGATGGGCGTGAACAACGCGAACACGCTGACGGCGCCTGCTCCGGGAACGATCCTGGGCACGCCGTACTCGATCGGCGAGTACGTGCCGTCCACCGCCTCGCAGACCGCGACCAGCAACAACGTGCGCGGCTCGGCGCTGTTCATCGTCGGCGACTTCTCGTATTTCGGCATCTTCGACCGCGTCGGCCTCAACACGATGCTCGACCCGTACTCGGGCGCCGCGAACATGCGCACCACGCTCTACGTGTGGCTCCGCACCGACTCGAAGATCCTCCTCCCCGAGGCATTCGCCGCGATCTACTCGCCGAACGCGACCTGATGCATCTCCACTCCTCGGACCTGGCGCGCGAAAGCGCGCCTAGGTCTTTTCCATGGCAATCACCACCGCAACCGTGAAGACCGCCCTGCGGATCGACTACACGGACGACGACGCGGAGTTCACGCGCCTCATCGCCGCGGCGGTCGCGTGGGTAGAGCGCTACACGGGCGTCGGGCTCTCGAGCGCCTCGCGCACGCTGAAGATCGCGGGATGGGACGACGCGCTCCTACCGCTCGACCCGTTCACCTCGCTTACGAGCGTCACCTACTACAACTCGGGAAACGTCCTGACGACCATGCCGTCGACCGACTACTGGGTCGACCAGACGGGCGACATGCCGCGCATCCGCTTTCTCAAGGCGCCGGCGATGTACGACGGGACGATGGCGACCGTGACCTATGTCGCGGGGCACTCCACCGAGCCCGCCGACATGGTGCAGGCCGTCATATCGATCGTCGGCGCGTGGTACAACAACCCCGAGGCCACGCAGCCGATCGCGCTGTCGACCGTCCCGCTTGGCGCGCTGTACCTCCTCGACCACTACAAGGTCAGGGGGTCGCTCTCGTGATCTCCTCCGGACGCACGCGCTTCGTGGCGACCGTCTACGCGGCGGCCTCGACGGTAGACAGCTTCGGTCGCCGCGTGCAGACATACACCTCGTCTGGCACGATGCGCGTCGATGTCCGCGAGGGAATGCCGGCGGAGCAGCCCTACGCCGACGGCGTCGCGGTGGTCGCGAGCTACGAGCTCCGGTGCCGTTGGCCGAACATCGCGCGCCTTTCGGTCAACGCGCTGTCCCGGATCGTCGCGCGCGGGAGGACTCTCCGCGTGACGGGCATCCGCAACCTCGACCAGGCGAACCGCGTCGCCGTGATCGATTGCGTGGAGGTCGTCTAATGCCCGCGAGCAACATACTTGCCGAGGCGGTCGCGGCCATCGTCGGTAACACGGACGCCGACGACCGCGTACATGTCGGGTCGCGCCTTCAGAGCGGTACGCTTCCCGCGGTCGTCGTCGAGCAGCTCTCTTCGGAGCGCGCCACGATCGGCGCGATCGGTACGGGACGCGTCCGCCACCAGTGGAAGCTGAACGCGATCGCCGACGACATGGTGGAGGCGAGAAACGTCGCGAACGCCGCGGCCGACTATGCCGTACTAAACATGACTGCCGGCGGGAACCCGACCTACAGGACCTCGGAGGCGATCGTCGAGGAGCCGCAGTCTGGTGAAGGGGACGAACAGGAACCCGCGACCGCATCCCTCACGCTTGAGACCTTTTTCACGGAGTAGCAAATGGCATCACCAACCACCGCAGCAAGCTTCAAGGTCGGCGCAAGCACCATCGCGGAGGTCGCGTCGGCAACCTTCTCGCTCTCGAGGCAATCGATCGACGTCACCCCGCTCGGGAACACTCACCGCCACCACGAGCCCGGCATCATCGAGGGCACCGCGACCATCGAGCTTTTCTACGACTCAGCCGACCATGCGACCATGATGTCGCAGTTTGAAGCGGGGACCGTGCTCAACGAAGCCGAAATCATCTGGGCGAGCGGAAGGAGCGTGAAGGGCAAGGCCCTTATCCAGGACTGGTCGATGACAGTTGCACCGAATAACGTCGCCAGCGCCACCATCAACCTCCTGTTCACGCAGAACGCGATGACCATCACCGAATGATCGACGCTCTCCTCGCACGTCCTCTATCGATCGAGTTCCGCGGCGAGCCCGTGCGGCTCCGGCGGCCGACCATCGCCGACCTTGTCGCCGCGATCGACGCGCAGTCGCGCGGACAGAACATGACCGCGTGGTACATCGCGGCGCACGTTCTCGCGCCCGACGGATCGCTTGCATACTCCGTCGACCAGGCGAATGCGCTGCATGCGCCGACGGCGATCGCGCTCGTACGCGACCACATCGAGCCGCTCTACGCGGAGGGGTTGGACTAGGATCGGCCGCGCGCGAGCTCCTGCGCGCGGCCGTGACCGAATGGAGCCTCGAGACGCCGCTCGCCGCGTGGCTCGCGGTAAAGGGACACAAGGGACTCGCCCATGACATCGCCTCGAGGTTCAACCGGTAGCAGGAAATTCGGCATCCTCGTCGAGATCGACGACAAGGCCGTCGACCGCATCAACCGCGCGCTCCTGAACCTCGGCCAGAAGGAAGCGCAGAAGGCGATGCGCCGAGGATTCGGCAAGTGGTCGAAGGTCGCAAAGACGATGGTGGCTGCCATGGCTCCGATGGGGCGAATGACATCGACGGAGAAAGTGCGCGGAGCGGAGCGCCCGAACGTGCACCTGAAGTTCTCCGCCCATTCCAAGGTAAAAGGGTACCGCCAAGGGCTCGTCACCTGGGTTGCCGTCGGCATAAAGGAAATCCCAGGCTCGTACCTGACTCCTCACTGGTATCTCCGGTGGGTCGAGAACGGCCACGCGATCAAGCGACGCGCAACCGAGGAGGAGACGATCCGCATGGTCCTTCGCGGCGAACGGAAGACGAAGAACATGAAGAAGGTCGTCGGGCGCGTCGCCCCGAATCCGTTCATGCGGAGGGCGGCCGCCGCGGCGATCCCGCTTGCCGAGGGCTATCTCATGACTGAGATCGAGAAGGAAACCGCAAAGGTCTGACCATGGCGAAAGTCTCCAAGATCAATATTGCGATCACCGGCGATTCCAAGGGGCTCGCCCGCGCCACCGACGCCGCCACCCGCGAGCTCCGCCGCCTCGAGGCGCAGTCTGAGAAGACCAACAAAAGGCTTGGCGCGCAAAAGCAAACGGTCAACCAGGCCGCCGAGGCCATGGCAAAGCTGGGGCTTCAGTCGAAAGCGGTCAGCGGCCTAGGAGGTGCGCTAGGGCTCGCCCAGGTGGCTACGAGCGGCGGCGCACTGGGTCTCGGAGCGATCGCCGCGGCGGCGGTAGTCGGCGGTACCGCCGCGGTAGTCAGCGCCGGCCAGAACATCGCAGACATAACGGCCCGCGCGGCGAAGGCGATCGAGGACGTACGCCTGGACGCCCGAAAGCGCATTGAGGAACAGGGTTTCTCGATGCAGCTCGCGCAGGCGATCGCCGCGCGCGGAGGACCGTTCAAGACGGCCGGACAACAGCTCGGCATATGGGATTCGTTCTTTGCCGGGCTTGCGACGACGAAAGGCGGCCAGGCATTGTCGACGATCTCCGCCGGAACGGCAGCGGGCGCGACGGCATTGGGCGTCATGGTCGGCGGCGGAGGCTCCGAGGAGGCCGTCCGCATCGGCGCGGCGCAGATGATGTCGGGCGACTACGCGCAGGACGCGCAGATGGCGCTTGCGGTCAACCAGGCGTCCGTCAATCCGTCGGGACCGATCGGATACCTCATCCAGACTATTCTCGGGGACTGAAATGGCGATCCTGAAGACGGCAGTCATCTCGCAGGCATACACCGAGACATCCGTCGGCGGCGGAAGCGCCTTCACGATCACGAAGCGCATCGCGTTCGACACGGCCTACGACGTCTCGGTCCCCGCCGACCTTGCGACCGTGAAGGCCGCGGTGCTCGACGACAACCTCTCCGCCCTGGCGTCGCTATCCGACACGAACGAGCTCGGGCGAATGCGCCTGCGGACGCTGACCGTGACGCCCGTCCCCAACAGCGCAGGCAAGGTGTTCGATTGCAGCGCCCGCTACGACGGGATGTATTCGTGGGCGGCGCTGAAGGACCTCAATGCGGCGTACACATCGAAGCTCATGCTTCCGATCGAGGTCGATGCCGACAGCAATCCGCGGACGGTCGCCATGTATCGGTCGCCTTCGTTCACCACGAACCCCGCGGCCGACACCTCGACGACGACGGACATCGGCGGCACGAAAGTCGATTACGGCGAGCGTCCGGTGCCCGCCATCGTCTCAGGCATCAAGTTCCGCGTGTCGATGGTTTTCGACAGTTCGAGGACGACGCTCGTATCGCTGTACGACCGCGTCGCCACGCATTCGGGACGGTGGAATAGCGCCGCGTTCCTGCACTGGGGTTCGGCGAACCAGGTCTACTGCGAGAACGCGAACATATCGCACCTACGCGACGAGTACTACCGCGTGTCGTATGTCTTCGTCTGGGACCAGTGGTACGGCGCGGAACAGGTCCCGAAGGTCGAGGCGAGCGGGACGACCGCGCGCGACTCAAACGGAAGCGCGACGACGGTCACCTGGAAGAACATCGTCCGCGGGAACATCGACCACAACCTCATCTTCAACGACCAACCAGACAGCGTGCTCGCGAAGCAAATCGCGCTCGAGGGCTCCTGGCTCACCTACCCATGATGCTCTCACGCTCGCAGCGCAAGAAGCTCGACGACGGCGCGAAGGCGTCGATGGCGGCCGCTCGCGAGCCGATCGAACGCCTCGTTGACAAGCGCGTTCCATTCCTCCTCGTGAAGATCACCGACTCGGTGGCGATTTCCGGAGAGGTGAACCGTTGGGAGTACTCGTGGGTCCGCGCGGAGACGGTCAACAACTCCGCGAAGGCGTTCCAACAGGTCGCCTCCGAGGCTTGGTACACGGGCACCGCGTACAACGCGGTCGAGGGCTTGAACTCAAGCACGTTCGTCGGACCAGGCGTCACCAAGTCCAACATTCCCGCGGGTTTCAGCGTGAAGCCCGTTTCAGGCTATGTCATAATCTTCCCGCACCGGATGACCGACGGGACCGAAAGGTGGCTGTTCTGCGTTCCGAACGCCATCGACGGAAGCTGCTAGGAGAACACCATGCCGACATTCACCGATACCGTCCCCTTCAACGCGTCAAGTGGTGCGTACGTCCAGCTCTGCACGCTCCTCGACGGCGCGTGCGACATCAGCGTCCGGTTCAACCAGGACGTCTGGATCGTCTCGGGACCTCAGGTCACGAACGCGACGGACGCCGCGAACAACGAAGCTGGTTTCGGATACTTCGCGGGACAGACAACCGTGCATGTCCTGCGCGCGAATCCGTGCAAGCTGTGGATTCGGGCGTTTGGCGCGACGGCTGGAAACGCCTTCGTATTCCTGAGCACCTGACATGACCGTCGAGACCCTCGCCGCCATCGTCGCGCCATTCGCCGCGGTGCTCACCGCCACGGCGTGGCTCCACGGCACCATCGCGTCGCT